TCTTTAGAACAATCTGGTATTCGTGTAAATGCACAGTTAAGTAAAACAGTAAATCAATTAAAAAGAATAGGGGATTTTGAAGGTGCTAGACAGCAAATTGCAAAAGAAGTTGCAAAACAAACTGGAACTAGACCTGACACAATGATTGATATAGGAAATCAATTAAATTTACTTGGGTCAAGATTCCAAGAACTTCTTACTTCTGCTTCAGCAGCATTAGGAATAATAGCTGTTCCGTTTACCTTTATAATTACTGAATTAGTAGAAGGTTTAACTGCTGTAATTAAATTATTTAATTTTGTAACAAGTCAAATAGCTGGATTTATTAAAGACATAATTACCCAATTAGAAAGGATTCCATTTTTTGAAAAAATGTTTGGAAGAATAAAAGATCAATTAGACGATATTAATAAAGGTTCAAAAGATTTATCAGTTAATTTTGATAATTTTAAAAATGATCTTTTAGATCAAATTAGATATAATGCGGAAATTTTATCATTAGGAAAAGAACGTGCTGACAAAGAAAAGCGAATAAGAGATTTAGTTAAGGAATATGGAGCAGATAAAAAAGATCAAATAGTAGCACTTGTTAATGCTTTAGAGGCTATAGAGAAAGAAGTTCAGCAAGTAGAAAAATTAAATGCTCTATATAAGTCAATAGGAACAAGTATTGAAACTGGAATAGTTGATGCTATTCAAGGTGCAATAGATGGTACTAAAACACTTGGAGATGTTGCTCGTAGTGTATTTAGTCAAATTCAAAGATCATTAATTCAATTTGGTGTTAACTCATTGTTAACTGGTCTGTTCCCAGGTTCTAGCTTCTTTAGAGCAAATGGTGGTCCTGTTAGTACTGGTAAAAATTATATAGTTGGAGAACGTGGGCCAGAAATGTTTGTTCCAAACTCAGGTGGTCGTATAGTTCCTAACTCTGACATGGGTGGAGGATCGACAAATGTTGTTGTTAATGTAGATGCTTCTGGTTCTAATGTACAAGGAGATCAACAACGGGGTAAAGAACTTGGTGCTGCTTTATCAGTAGCGATACAATCAGAATTATTAAAACAAAAACGACCTGGAGGTTTACTTGCATAATGGCTACCTTTCCTTCAATAAAACCTACATACGGACAACAAAAGAGTTCTGCTCCATTAACTAGAAGGATTGCTTTTGCTGATGGTTATGAGCATAGAATATTATTTGGATTGGCTGAACATCAAAATCCAAAAGTTTATGATTTTACTTTTGAAGTCTCCGAGACAGATGCAGATGTTATAGAAACCTTCCTTGATGCCCGTGCTAATGATAGTGCCAGCTTTGATTTTGAAGCACCTGGAGAATCTGCATCACAAAAATTTGTTTGCGAAGGTTGGAACAAATCTATACCTTATAACAATAGAGCTACAATACAAACAACATTTAGAGAAGTATTTGAACCATGAGTACTGCTCCTATTATTACTGATCTACAAAAGATCAATCCTTCGGCAGTTATTGAATTATTTACTATTACAACTGAGACTGCTTTGCATGGATCAAATGCAACTTATAGATTTCATGCTGGTACAAATAGAGTAGGAAATGGAGACATTATCTGGGCTGGTAATACTTATATCAAAATGCCAATACAAGCAGAAGGTTTTGCTTTTCAAAAAGGTCAACTTCCTAGACCTACTTTGACTATCAGTAATGCCCTTGGAACTATTACAGCTATTTTGTTGAATGTAAACTCAATTACTGCTGGTAATGATTTAACAGGAGCTACAGTTACAAGAATTAGAACTTTAGCTAGATATTTAGATTCTATAAATTTTCCTGGTAATACAAATCCATTAGGAACACCAGATCCTACAGCAGAGTTTCCACAGGAAATTTATAAAATTGATAGAAAATCAGCAGAAAATAGAGAAATAGTAGAATTTGAATTAGCAGCAGTATTTGATCTTGCTGGTATTCGTGCTCCCAAAAGACAATGTACCAGAACTGAGTTTCCTTCTATCGGTACGTTTATTGCATGACTTGGAAAGAAGAAGCACTTGTTCATGCGAAAGACCAAGATCCTAAAGAGTCTTGTGGTCTTTTATTGAATATTCGAGGAAAAGAAAGATATTATCCTTGTCGTAACTTATCTATGACAAATCATCAATGTTTTATTATTGATCCAGAAGATTATGTAAAAGCTGACAATAGCGGAGAGATTATTGCTGTTGTTCATAGTCATCCTGTAACACCTCCTGTTGCTAGTCAGGCAGATCAGATTAGTTGTGAACAAAGTAATCTTCCGTGGCATATTGTTAATCCCAAAACAGAATCTTGGGGATATTGCGAACCAAATGGTTATAAACCTGATTTACTTGGTAGACCCTGGGTTTGGGGTGTTACTGACTGTTGGTCTTTAGTTAGAGATTGGTATAAAGAAGAGAAAGGTATTGAACTTAAAGATTGGGATAGACCTATAACACCAGAAGAGTTTGTTAATAACCCATTATTTGAAAGTTGTGCATGGAGAACTGGATTTAGAGAATTAAGACCAGATGAAAAATCAATGAATGGTGATGCTTTGTTAATGTCTATTGGATCTACTGGTTTAAATCATGTAGCTATTTTTTTAGATGGAGATGTTTTGCATCATTTAACCGATAGACTATCTTGTAGAGAGCCTTATTCTCAATGGTTATTAAAATGTACAGGAGGGAGGTATCGTTATGTTGCGTAAAGTAAAATTATATGGTGAACTTGCTGAATTTATAGGGCATAAAGAATTTGAAGTACAGGTAGATAGTCTTGGAAAAGCAGTAAGTTTTCTTGTTAATAATTTCCCGCAGATAGAAAAATATATGAATCCTAAATATTATCAGGTAAAAGTTGGTAAATATGACGTAGGAGAAGAAGAAATACATCATCCAATTGGACAGGAAGATATACATTTTGTGCCAGTAATATCTGGTGCTGGTGGTGGTACAGGAAAGGTCTTATTAGGTGCTGCCTTAATTGGTGCTTCATTCTTTTTTCCTGGTGCTGGTTTATTTGGTACTACGAGCTTTGCAGGATCAAGTGCAGGTGTAGTTGGTATTTCAACTCAAGGAGCATTGTTCGCAACAAAAATAGGTACAGCGATTAGTGCTATTGGTGGTGCTTTGGTTTTACAAGGAGTATCTGAAATGTTATTTCCTGTACCTAAACCAAAAGAATTTAATTCAGAGCAAGATCCACAATTATCTTATAGTTTTTCTGGTACGCAAAACACTTCAAGAGCAGGTACTCCCGTTCCAATAGTATATGGAGAAATCGTGACTGGATCAGTTGTTATAAGTGGTGCGATTGATACTCAACAGGTACAGGCATGACAAAACCTAAAATTATTAGAGGATCTGGAGCACCTTCTCCTCCTACTCCACCTCAACCAACCAGAGCACCTGATACTTTACATAGTAGGCAGTTTGCTACTTTTCTTGATCTTATTTCTGAAGGAGAGATTGAAGGTTTTGCATCTGCTTCAAAAGAAGGATTAACGCAGGGAACAACTGCATATAATAATGCTGCATTAAAAGATGTATTTCTAAACGATACTCCTGTTTTAAAAGCAACAGCTACTTCTGCTTCTCCAGCTACAACTGACTTTAACTTTCAAGATGTAACATTTAATCCTAGATTTGGTACATCTGGTCAAACAAAAGTTGAAGGTATTGAAAGCAGTTCTTCTGTAACATCAGTAGGCATAACTGTCACAGCTTCTTCTCCTGTTACAAGACAGATTACAAATTCAAATGTTGATGCAGTAAATGTAACGATAACTTTTCCTCAACTACAAAAAGCAACAGATCAAGGAGATTTACTTGGTTCTACTGTTCAGTTAAAAGTAGCAGTTCAATATAATTCTGGTGGTTTTACTGATGTCATTTCAGATACTATTACAGGTCGAAGTGCTGATGCGTACCAAAGAGATTACAGGGTAAATCTTACAGGTGCTTTTCCTGTTGATATAAGAGTTACCAGAGTTACGGCAGATAGTACAGATTCAAGTCTTATAGATGCTTTTACATGGACAAGTTTTGGAGAGATTGTTGATGATGCTTCTACTTATGCCGATAGTGCTTATGCTTCTCTTCGATTGGACTCTATGCAGTTTCAATCAATTCCTACAAGAAAATATCGTATTAGAGGAATAAAGATAAGAGTTCCAGGTGCAGGTGCTTCTGGATCTGGTACTCCTACTGTTGATAGTGCAACAGGTCGTATTGTTTATCCCGATGGTTATATTTTTAATGGAGTGATGGGTGCTGCTCAATGGTGTTCATGTCCTGCGATGGTGTTACTAGATTTACTTTTAGATACTAGATATGGATTTGGTAATCATATTGCAGAAAGTTCTCTTGATTTATTTTCTTTTGTTACTGCAAGTAAATTCGCAAACACATTGGTATCAGATGGATTAGGAGGACAAGAAGCTAGATTTAGTTGTAATGTAAATATTCAATCTTCAAGTGAAGCATTTGATTTAATAAATGAGTTGGCAGGTGTTATGAGATGTATGCCGATATGGTCTGCTGGTAGTATTCAACTGACACAAGATAGTCCAAAAGATGCAAGCTATTTATTTAACTTAGCTAATGTAACTCCCGAAGGATTTAGTTACTCAGGAAGTGGATTAAAAACAAGAAATACTGTTATTTCTGTTTCTTATTTCAATATGGATAGTAGAGAGATAGATTATGAAGTTTATGAAGATGCTGCTGCAATAGCTAAGTTTGGAGTAATTATTAAACAGGTAAAAGGTTTTGCTTGCACATCAAGAGGTCAAGCTAGAAGATTAGCAAAAGCTATATTATTTGCAGAGCAGAATGAAAGTGAAGTTGTTGCATTTGCAACTTCTATAGATTCTGGAATTGTTGTAAGACCTGGTGCTGTTATTGATATTGCTGATCCTGTTCGTTCTGGTGTTAGAAGAGGAGGAAGAGTTAATGCAGCAACAACAACTCAAATAACAGTAGATGATTCTGCTGCAACAGATTTACCAACAACCAATAATCCAAAACTTAGCATAGTTTTACCTAATGGAACTGTAGAAACTAAAGATGTCTCATCTATCTCAGGTGCAGTTATTACAGTAAATAGTGCATATTCTCAAACTCCAAATGTTAATACAGTCTGGTTATTGTCTAATGATACAGTTCAATCTCAAAAGTTCAGAGTGATAACAGTAGAAGAATCTGATGGGATTAATTATGCAATCACAGCTTTATCTTATGTCAATGCTAAATACGCTTTTATTGAAGATGGTGCAAGTTTACCGACAAGAACAGTATCAATACTGAATCTTCCAAAAGATCCACCAAATGCTTTACAGGCAGAAGAAAAAGTTGTTGTTATCAATAACCAAGCTGTTGCTAAATTAATTGTTAGTTGGCAACCTATTGTCGGTGTTACGCAGTATCAGGTTAACTATAGATTTAACAATGGTAACTTTATATCTCAAACTGTATCTGCTCCTGACTTTGAGATATTTGATAGTGATGTTGGAACGTATGAGTTTCAAGTATTCAGTTATAATGCTGCATTACAGACAAGTGCAACATCATCTAATCTAACTTTTAATGCACAAGGTAAAACTGCTTTACCAGGAAATGTAGTAGGACTTTCAGCAGAACCTATAAGTGAGAAGTTGGTAAGACTTCGCTGGAATTTATCTACAGATGTTGACGTTATTCATGGTGGTCGTGTTTATGTAAGACACTCGACAAAAACAGATGGTAGTGGTACTTTTTCTAATTCTGTTGATTTGATCGAAGCGTTAGCTGGTAATACAACAACTGCGGAAGTTCCATATCTTGAGGGAGAATATATCCTTAAATTCAGAGATGATGGAAATAGATTTAGCCCAGGAGAAACAAGTGTAATAATTGAACTTCCTGATAATTTAGCTCCTCTAATTGCACAGACAAGAAGAGAAGATCAGGATAATCCTAAGTTTCAAGGAACAAAAGTTAACGTTTCTTTTGACGCATTAAGTAACAGTTTAAATTTAGCTGGTACTGGTTTATTTGATGCAATAACTGATTTTGATAATGAAGCATCTTTAGATGATGCTGGTGGTATCTCAAGTTCTGGAACGTATGACTTTGGAGGAACTGCTGGCGGTACTACTTTAGATTTAGGTGGTGTATTTAGTCTTGATTTAAAACGTCATTTCCTGACAGAAGGTTTTATTCCAGCAGATTTATTTGATGCAAGAGGTTTGATAGATGATCTAACAGATTTTGATGGTACGACTGCTTTAGATGTAAACGCTGAAATGTTAGTGCGTGTAACACAAGATGATCCTTCTGGATCTCCTACATATTCTGCTTTCCAAACATTTGCAAATGGTACTTATAAAGGTAGAGGATTTCAATTTAGAACTAATTTGACAAGTAATGATGCAATTCAAGATATAAGGGTTTCAGAATTAGGTTATACAGCATCTTTACAGAGAAGAACAGAACAAGGTAATGTAACAGCAAGTGGAGCAGGGGCAAAGGCTATTACCTTTACAAGTCCTTTCTTTGTTGGTACTTCTTCTTTGCTTGGAGCAAATACTAATTTACCCTCTGTTGGTATCAATGCTCAGAATATGGCATCAGGAGATTACTTTGAAGTGTCTAGTATTTCTGCTACAGGTTTCACTGTTCACTTCAAAAATTCATCAAATGCTTCGATTGATAGAAATTTCACCTATCAGGCTGTCGGATTTGGTAAAGGAGGGTAGAATAAACTTAATGTTGATTATCTAAATGGCTCAACACGATTTTGTTATTGATAATGGAACGGGTGCTGCTGTAAGAGCAGACATCAATAATGTTCTGCAAGCAATAGCGTCTAATAATAGTAATTCTGGTGCGTTAACTACTAACTATGCGTACCAATGGCACGTTGATACATCTGATGGAAATTTAAAGATAAGAAATGCTGCTAACAACGGATATGTAACTATTGG